CATAGTTACTAGTCATATAATTTGCCCAAATGGTGATATATTTGTGAAGTGTCAAGGTAATCCTTCAGGTTCATTTTTAACAGTTGTGCTAAACACAATGATTTTGTATGCAATGATGGCATATGCATGGATAGTTTTAGTGCCTGAAGGTTTCGCAAATTACGATGCTTTTCATGACCATGTTGAAGCAGCATTGTATGGTGATGATAATTTGTGGACTATAAGTGATCAGATGGTTCAATATTTTAATCCTACAAATGTTGCACAAGTATGGGCTGATTTGGGTATAATAATTTCAAAGGAAAAATGTGCTGAGGGGAAATTGATAGATTTACATTTTCTGTCACATGGATTTCATAATGCAGGTGGATTAATTGTGCCTATGGGTAATGTAAACCGTAGCATGTGTTCCATGTATTATGACTCCAATGGTTGGCGTGGACCAAAGTGGTCTTACATTAAAGCAGCAGCTTTATTGCAGAACATTTTTTGGGACTTACCAGCCCGTGTTGTGTTTCGTGGTTTCTTGGAGTATCTTGAACGTACACAGGGCGTTGCCCTGCGTATGGAGCCCAGCGGGCTTAATGATGATACTTTACGTTGGCGAGACATACAGAAAGTGCAGTTGACGGATAGAGATATAGCATCTCATTTCTTTCCGTTTGAGACACGATACATAAACCAGTCCCTAGGGGAATGTTGCAAGGCTGGTTTGTGTGTTATGCCTAAAAATGCGGCGGCGCGCAAGAGACAGCGTCAGAGACGCGCAGCTAAGAATCGTGCTGGTGGGTTATCTGCCAAGACACCAGCTCGATTACGTAGGAACCTTGCCCGTGGAGGTAGGGGTCGGGGACGAGGAGGACGTGGGCGTCCCAATTTTGGTGGAAATCGCTCTGCCATGGGTCAAGGAGCAATGGGTAGCGTTGGAAGCCGTTCTAACGGTGTGCGACTGCGCCGTGGTGGGCCTGGCTTGGCCCTCTCTCGGATGGTTGCCGCTCCAACCGCTTTTGGACGATCTTTTCGACAAGGGGGGCCTAGAATGATGGGTGGTAATGATTTTAGAGTGCAACATACAGAATATCTTTTTGATGTTGATACAGATGGCGATGGTGATTTAGATACGCAATTTCTGGCATTAAATCCAGGGTTGTCTGGCACTTTTATGTGGTTATCTAATATCGCAGCCAATTTTACTTATTACAGGATAAATTCAATGGTGTTCCATTATGAGCCAGTAGCTTCTACGGGAATTGCTGGCAATTTAGGGATGCTTATAGACTATAATCCTCGTAATAATGCACAAACATCATTTTCTGAATATGCCCAATTCTTGGGGTCTGTGACTGGGACCTTGTGGACAGAGGATAATATGCG